ATGATAAGCTTGTAGATAAGCTTATAAAACTACAAACTAGTATATAAGCTTGTCTGTAATATAAGCTTGTATTACAAGCGTATAGAACTATAATTTAATAATATAGAGATAGTTATTAATAATTTGTTCATAATTAAGGTATTGACATTTTTGTGCTTTTGTGGTATAATGCACTTATAGACAGAAAAGGAGGCGCAAAATGCCGAACGCTGGAAAAATCTTTGAAAATGAAATAAGAGACAGCATACCTGATGGTGTGATGTATTATAGAATAAAAGACCCCGCTCAAGGATTTGGCGGAAGTAACACGACAAGATTTTCGCTTCACAATCAATGTGATGCTTTATTATACAAACGTCCTAATTTAATAGCGCTAGAGTTAAAGAGTACACAAAGCACAAGCATTCCATTCTCTTTCGAGGACAATAGCAAGAGCATAAAGAAGTGTCAGATATATGGATTATGTGATTTTTCTTTATACGACGGAATCTCGGCGGGCTTTCTGATGAACTTTAGAAAGACGGAGAACACATATTATTTGGATATTGATAACTTTCTAAGATTTATGATAGATACAGATAAACACAGTATAAACGAGAAAGACGTTATAGAATATGGTGGACTGATTATTCCTTCAAAGAAAAAGAGAACAAGAAGCACATATGATATTGAGATGTTAATAGAATTTATTGAAAGGAGGGTAGGAAGTTGAACCTGTATATTGACTTCGACAATACGATTGTAAATTCGTCAGAAGTTATAGTTAAGATGTTAAATGAGAAGTTTGGAGAAAATAAAGACTGGAAGAAGCTAAGAAGATATGATTTCAAAGATTTGTTTCCAAGCTGTTCATATTGGGAGATAGAGAAATGTTTTGAAAGTGACAAGATGTTTGAAGAAATTGAGTTGTTTCCAGAAGTATATGAGACACTTAATTCTTTCAAGGACAAATTTGATAGAATGTCGGTTGTCACGATTGGAACAGATATCAACTTAGAAAAGAAAAGGAGATTTGTCAAAGATAGGTTTTCTTTTGATATAGAATTGATTGGGATTAAGAACGATGGACGAAGTAATAAGGGTAGCGTTGACATGCGTAATGGTGTGTTTATTGACGACCACATTGATTGTTTACATAGTTCTAACGCTAAAGTAAAGATACTCATTAAGACAAGCGAAAATTCGGAATGGAGTAAAATAGAACCAAATGATGATATTTATGTAGTTAGCAATTGGTATGAAATTTACTCTATCTTAGACTTTATAACGAAAAACAAGGAGATGTATTTATGGGATACATTGTGATAGTTGGGAAAAGTGCCTCGGGCAAGAGCACAGTAGCGAATATTCTTTCGGAGGACTTTAAATACAAGAAAGCGGTTACAGCCACTACGAGGCCAATTAGAGACGGTGAGGTAGATGGGGAAGATTATCACTTCATCACAGATGAACAGTTCACGGATATGTTGAAACGTGGAGAATTTCTTGAATGGGCGGAATATCGCGGATGGAGATATGGCACCCCAAAGAGTGAACTCGATAAGGGCGATAATACAATTTTTGTTTTGAATCCTCAAGGATTAAAGGCATTCAAGGAGTTGGGGATTAATTGTATAAGTTTCTATATTGAAGTTGAAAGTGGCCTGAGGGTTCTAAGACAACTCGACAGGGGGGACGATAGGAAAGAGATTGAACGCAGATACTTCGCAGACGAGAAAGACTTTAGGGACATAAGGAAATATGTTGACTATGTAATAAATAACGATACGGACATTGATGAATGCGTAGACGAGATGTTGTTTGATATTATGTATTCGGAGGACCCGAAGTCACTGGAAGAATTTTTAATAAAACTGGAAACTGCTTTTGACAGAGCAAACGAAATAGAAGAATAACGGAGAGATATTGTTGATAAATAGACAATTCTATATCTACAAGTTTGAGAGCAAATATCTTGAGAAGAACAAATACAACATAAAGTTAAGTTTCAAGCAAGCCAAAGAGAGCGACCAGATAATTGCCGTATCAGACAGCCAAATGCTTAGAAGCATAAGAGATATACAGCAGAGATACGTTGATAAATATAAGATTGAGCTTTTGTTTAAGAAACGAGATGATATTAAGAAACTACCATCGTCAAAGGTTAATTCTTCTCTGATAAGAGAGATTAATAAGCAGATAAACATGATGATGTTTGTCCCTGAATATGTTTCGGTTATTATTTCAAAGCCAGCGCATTATAAGAAGTTGTTCTATAATGGATTGTATATCAATGGAAAGAAATATATAAGATTTTCTTGTTCGGCTTCTCAGGCTAGAGTAAATACAATTATCATGGTTCAAGAAGATATATCGGAAGAACTTTATAAAAGATTGAACAATGGCAGACACAGCAAGAAGTTGAACCCAAGCAAATTTAATGCTTATCTAGGGCTGAGCAGTTCAGCAACAACACCTGTTAGTACACCAAGGGTTTGCGTAGTATCAGACTGTTTGATGAAGCGAAATACGCTTGTAAACTACGTTACTGAAGTATACGAACCATTGTGTGACGATATTATAGAGCGCAAGGAAGTAGAGATAGAATACAATTACTTTGATGGGATGGGATTGATTTCTCCGCAACAAAGTGAAAAGTGGGCACACGAGCTTGAACTGGATTGGATTCCGGCGGAATGGTGTATCCGAAACGCTTGGATAAAGGGAATGGTTTGTACGTTCCCTATCCAAGAGTTCTGTGAAAAGGTGAATGGTGGAAACTATATGGTCGAAACCATTTATAAGAACGAAGATGGAACACCTAAAATGGCCGACTTGAGAAACATTGACGTAATCATCAGTGAATCTCAATTTAAGATGGCTGGATGTTATGATAGTTATGAAGAATATGAGCGCAATTGCATAACCAATAAACTTTCGTGGGGAATATCAAAGTATTCTCCGAAACAGGATTCTAATAATCTGTACTTAAACTATCAGTCATTACAGACGCTAAAGCTTGATGATGAAGATATTGTCGAGTTGTGTAAGCCTACTGTTGATTGGATTCGCGGCGTAACAAGAGATAATGTGATGTATACTTCTCTTTTTCTTATGGGAAAGTCGGTTGGTAAGAACGGAGTAGTAAACTTTGTAAATAGCAGTGATAACTACTGGTTAAAGTCGCTACTTGTAAACCATGACATTATCAAGGATAGATATGTTTCAGATAAGATATATGATAATATCGTAAATAAGATTAAGAGTGCTTGTATGGGTAAGCTCGTTGTTAATGGGAATTATCAATGTTTGGTATCAGACCCATATGCTATGATGGAACATATTTGCGGACTTGAACCAAATGGTTTGCTAAAGGAGAACGAGTATTATGCTAAATACTGGAACGACAGAGGTGTATCTCTTGTTGACAGTATGCGTTCTCCTCTTACATACAGAAGCGAACATAATCTGTTAGATTTAAAAGATAATGAAGTGCTTAGTCACTGGTACAGATATTTAAACACTGGTATTGTGGTCAATGTTCATGGCGACGATGTTCTCAGATGGGCCGACTCAGATTATGACTTCGATATTCTTGCCACAACTTCAAATAAAACTATTATCAAGGGAGTATACAAAGATGAGCTTGCGGTAACATACCAAAAGAAAACTACTGATAAGATTGACTTTACACAAGAGGATTTATACAAAGCAGACCTACTTGCTTTTGGTTCCGATATTGGCGCAATTACAAATAAGAGCACGTCAATGTATGCTATGTTGCCATTATATGAACCTGATAGCCCGCAATATAAAGAATTGGAACGTCGTCTTATAATGACACGAGTGGCACAAGGTAACAGCATCGACAAAGCAAAGGGCGTTCAAACAAAGCCTTTCCCAAAGCATTGGGGTAACTATCAAAGACAGTCAGAAGAAGATACAGATGAAGTAAAACAGAAGAAAGAGTTCTTCAATAGTATATTGGTTGAAAAGAAACCATACTTCTTTAAATATCTTTATAAGGATAGCAGAGTTGCTTATAATAAGTTTTTGCGAGAAGAAGAATCATATAGACAGATTTATGGAATTGACCTTTCTTCTATTCAAAGCAAAGATGAAAGTGAACTTACGGAAAAAGAAAAATATTATCTTGCTTCAATGAATTATAGAAATCCTCTTATTGAGTCTGATTGTGAAATGAATCGTATTTGTAGATATCTTGAAAGTGTTGATTTTGACATTAAACATCCTAAGGTACATCACGAAGATATTTATAAGCTGTATATGTGTGATGGAATTGAAAAGAACATAAATACATATAACTCCGTTAAACGTTCAGTAAAGAGTTTTTTCCAATCTTTAAGAGAAGATGTTTCAATGAGTGATTATTCAACGTCTTTGAAATACGTTCCAGACGAAGAACATAAGATTATCAATAAATATGATTTATTCAAAGACACCATGACCGATTTGTGTTCTAATATAAATGAACTTGTAAACTATTTAGTTGAAATCTTTTATGTTGATATGAAGTCATGCAATAAGGATATTTTGTGGAAAACGTTTGGAAAGACCATGTTCACGAATGTATATAACAAATCTTCAAAGAAAGTCCTTATCCCGCAAATTGAAGATGATGGCGAATACACATATTTGTTTGATAGATACAACGTCTTGGAGGTAGACTTAGTTGGTTAATGAGTATAACGAAATATCCTATGCTAAGAAAATGTTAGATTCGGGCTTTCTAACAAACAAGAGAATGTACGAACTTAACATCTTAGCGAAATATTTCTTTTATCTTGGTTATAAACCCAAAGAAGTCCAAGAGCGTGTAGTCGATTTTTGTAATAACTACTTTGATAGTTTTAGCGAAGCAAAGTATTTTGACAAGATTCAGTCTATTTTAAACAACGCTAGAAAAATGCCAATCATTGAGGTTGGCACCATTCAGATAACAGAAAAGGAAGTTGAATTTATAAACTCAATTAAAGAGCCATTCAAATTCAATGATGTTCTGTTTTGTCTGCTTGTTATAAAGAAGATTAGGGAGAAACTTGGGCAACAGCCATACCTGAACTGTAAATATACCAAATTCACCAAATCCTGTGGCCTATCCTCCCCAAAGGTTCTCTATCCCCTTCTCCGCCGCTTAGAACAACTCGGCTTTATTCGTGTTTGTCGAAACTCCAATCTTGAAATCTTATTCAACGTAGATGCTTCCAACTCTCCAACCGTCATTGAAGTAAACGATTTTGACAACATCTATGCTTACTATCATAACTATCTTGGTAAGGGGCGATATGTAGAGTGTTCTTCATGCGGTAAAATGGTTCGTGTAAAGGGGAACAGACGTAAATACTGTAATGAATGTGCTAGAATAATTAACATACAAAAAACGTTAGAACGTAAAAAGGTTTGAAATAGAACTCAATTTTCACCCCCATTTTCAACATACTTTTCCTATGTCATTTTGGCCATCCCAAAATAAAAACTCGCTAAAAATATATAGGAAAGATAGAAGAAAAAATAAATCAGTAAAATTCTACAAGAAAGGTGTCATAAGCTTTTGATAAAGATAACCAAGCAAGAATACGAGCAAGGAATTAGAGCGTCAGGGTTCAAGTGTCGTAACCCAATTTCACGTTCAGGTAAAGGGAACAAGTATTACTATATAGTAGAGACAGACTACGAGAACTATTTGAGATTCATCAAAAATAAAAATAGATTGGGAGCAAAATAAATGTCCTACATCTTTGATACTAACATGTTCATGGAAGATTTTGACGTGAACAAGTACAAAGGCGAGAAGATATATATACCGATTGTTGTACTTGAGGAACTCGACAAACACAGTCATAGTTCAGACAAGTTAAGGGCCTGTAAGGCGAGAAACGGGCTAAAGGCAATTGAAAAGCTCGGACAAGTCACTTATGGATTTAACGACATAGAGGAGAATAGAGTTTCTTCTTTCTTGGATATGAACGTTAAGGACAACTTGATTATCGAAGCGGCTCATCTTATTTGCAAGAAAGACCCAGACGCCACCCTATTAACACACGATTTGAACATGTATCAAAAGTGTGTAGCTTTGGGAGTCAAGTGTAAACACATTGATTATTCAAAGACTCCAATTTACAAAGGATATATCGAGGTTGTCGGTACTACCGAGACAATCAACAGATTCTTTGATGAAATAAACACAGACAATCTTTACCCAAACGAATACATTCTTATCAAAGACATCTCTACTGATGAAGAAACAGAAATGCGTTGGACAGGCGAAAAATTCGTAGCATTAAACCTACCTGACTCAAAAGTTGTTAAGGCTAAGAACGCATTACAGCGTTGCGCGTTGGACTTGATGATGAATAGAGACATAACTGCTGTTGCTATTCTCGGCGGATATGGTAGTGGCAAAACATATTTGTGTATGCAAATGGCGCACTATTTTGTGTTCGATAGAAAAGAACATAATAAGATTCTTGGAATTAGAGAGCCTAACGGTGAGGGAAAAGATATTGGTTATCTTAAAGGAACGTTTGAGGATAAAACGGCCAGATTCTTTAGGCCAATTGAGCAACAACTCAAAGGGCCGGGAGAATATGACTACTTAATCCAGTCAGGCGTAATTGAAACAGAAATTCCTTTCTACATGAAAGGTACAACCTATGATAAAACTATCTTCGTGGTTGACGAAGCAGAGGACTTGTCAGAAGCACAAATCAGACTTGTCGGAACTCGTGTCGGAGAGAATAGTAGAATTTTCTTTTCGGGGGACTTTGCACAATCAGTGAAAGATAAAACAGTTTCTAACCCACTTGTCAAGATGTGTGAACAGCTTAAGGGCAACAAGAAATTTGGTTGCGTATATTTAGACGAAGATGTTAGAAGCGAAACCAGCAAAATGTTTGCTGACTTATTCAATAATTAACGAGGTATATAAATATGGATTTTGAATTATCCCCTATCTTTATTCCAGAGGATTTGTCCAATTTGAAGCTTCCAACACCAGAACTTGTTACATTCTATCAAAGCCTTGATAACAGGGTTTTGTGGTTGGATGATGAAATTGGTGACCAGCTACTTGAATTTTCTAAATATATCATTAGATGGAATATGGAAGATGATAGAGCGGAGATTCCTATCGAAAACCGAAAGCCAATTAAGATTTTGATTTTCAGTCCCGGCGGAAGCTTATATGCCTGTAATCACTTTGTAGATATTATTGAAATGTCGAGGACTCCTGTATGGGGCATCAACGTTGGAATGGCAATGAGCGCTGCGTTTTTCATTCAGTTGTCTTGTCATAAGAGGATGTGTACGAAGAACTCTGTGGCGTTGATACATCAAGGGAGCACAGGAATTAGTGGAAATGCTGCTGATGTTATTAGTTCAGCAAAGAGCTATGAGCAGCAGTTGAACAGACTGAAAGACAGGGTTTTGGAGAAAACAAATATCACAAATCGTCTTTACAATCAGAAATTGAAAGAAGATTGGTATTTGGATTCTTCTGAGCAATTGAAATATGGTATCGTTGAAGCGATTGTAGAAGATATTTCTGAATTGTTTTAACACATAATAGGAGAAAACGGAAAAATGGAAAAGACAATACCAAAGAGCGAGCTTATCAAAGAAGTCGCTCGAAGAACAAAATATCTTAAAACGCCAGTTGGCGAGATTATAAACACTCTTGAAGAAGTTATGAACGAGACGATAATCAATAATGACGGAACGATTCGATTTAGTTGTTTTGAAATTGGCAACAAGATGATTCCGGCTATGAAAGGCATTAACCCAAAGAGCGGCGAGCCTTACGACACAAAGGAACATCTTGTTCCATATGCTAAGATTAGACTTACATTTAAAAGACTTCATAGGGAGCTAACATACGACAATGAAAAGTAAACAAGGTATTTTTGATACAACGAGCCGAAAGATTGTGGGAGTTTTGAATCTTGACGATGGCGACGTTGTTGTGGAAGTAAATGGAACATCAGTAACTTTGGATGAAGTATTACAAGATTATAATGGTTGTGATATCACTATCACAGTAGGTGATAATTCTTCCGGGCTTACGCAGGAATAAAGGAGAACTGTTATGAACGAGATTAAAGTCCGTGTAATACAGCTCTGTATTGACAAAAAGCGCAGAAACGAAAGGGCCTTTTATGGCTCTGTTGCTGATACGATTCGAGAAGAATTTGGTGTGGACTTGCCAATAGAGCGAATTAGAAGTATTTCTAGGCAATATAGACGCGAGAATCATATGGATGATAACTTCTATCCTATTGATGCTACTGAAGCGTCTAAACCAGTAACGGTTTCATTACAGGCTGATGGTTCAACGGTTAGCGAAAAATCTTTTTCGGTTGCGCATAATACAGAACTGACGCCAGAACTTCTCCTAGAGAAGCATGGATTCGACAAAAACACATTTGAGCTTGTATCCGCTAAGAATAGTAGATGGAATGTACAGCAAAAAGGCTCTGGCCTTATGGATATGTATAGCTCAAAGATTACTGTTCGCCCGGCAAAGGAATTTGTTTGGAGTCAGTCGAATATTGATAGAGCTTTCAAAAATATCAAAATTCAAGCTTCTCCGTCTAGAAAGAAAAAGGCTTCGGTACATAATGGAAGAAGCCTTGTAGTCCCAATTAGTGATTTACACCTTGGACTTCTTTCGGAGAAGAAAGTTTCTGGAAACGACTATAATCTTGAAATGGCAGAGGCATTATATTACTATGCGATAGATGATGTAATGTCAGAAGTCGGTGATACAGAGTTTGAGAAAGTTATGTTCATTATAGGCAATGACTTTATCAATGCTGATAATATCAATAATACAACTACAAAAGGAACGCCACAAGATTGTTCCAACCAGTGGCATACGGTTATTGATAAGGCGATTGAACTTTGTATCAATGGTATCAACAAACTTGCCACAATAGCTCCTGTTGATGTTGTATATGCAGTAAGCAATCACGACTATCATAGCATGTATGGTATTATGAATGTTCTTAAAGCGTATTACAGAAATGATGAGCGAATCAATATATATGGCGACCCGGCTGAAAGAAAATACTTTAAGTTCGGAAGTGTAATCATGGGTGTTTCGCATGATTTGAAGCCAGATAAGGCTTTGGAGATTATGTCGGTTGAAGCACATGATATGTGGAGTTCTTGCAAATCAATGATTTGGTTTTTGGGACATCTACATACACAGATGGCTTATAGTAAAAAGGGTTATGTTGAAGTTCTCCGCCTCCCGACAATTAGCGGGTGGTCACGTTGGTCTAACCAGCAGGGATATGTACAAACGGAGCGCAAGAATCAAGCGTTTATTATAGATGCCGATACTGGTATTAAGACGACAATTAATACAGTTATTAAATTATAAAGAAAACCCTCGTATCTTTTTATGGATACGGGGGATTTTGTTTGCTGGTGTAACTCAATTGGTAGAGTAGCTCACTTGTAATGAGCAGGTTTGGAGTTCGAGTCTCCACATCAGCTCCAATAGAAAAAACGGAAAAAGCGGAGGGTATGTAAATGCCTAAAGAAGTAGGAAAAAGGAACATGGGCAGAGCCATGACTGGTGGTGCTGATGGTGTTAGACGTGCCAATCGCGGAGCGCCAAGCAAGGCTCAAATTGCTCTATTGAAACAATATAAGGTTGACCATAACAAAGCAGGAGTCATAGATAATACCATTGATGGTGTTGTATCTGATTGTATTCTTGATATTAAAGAAGCAATTGACAATATGATTCAATATGGCGACCCAAGCATATATAGAGTTCTTCCAAAAGAACTTGATGAAAAGATGCGTGCGTATGGAATGTACGCTCAAGAGTATTTCGGAGAAAGGCTAACAAGTATAAAAGGCCAGCCAGTCTACATAGTGCCAGTTACATTTAAACAGTGTAGTAAGTGTGGCAAGTTCAAAGACAGAGAGACGGAGTTTTACACAACATATTCAGATGTGTCTGACGGAACGTCTCCAATTTGCAAAGATTGTTTGAATGAACTGTTTAAAAGATATATTAAAGAGTATGGTGTAAAAGAGTCTTTGGTGGTTGTTTGTCAAAAGATTGATATGCCAGTTATATCAGAGTTTATAAATAAGTATATTGACTATTATAATACACCAGACGGTAAAAGAGACGTCCTTAAAGGAAGTTTCATTGGGAACTTTCTGTCCGATGTGTCATTATGGCTTTATACAGGCGAAATCCCTGATTCAGATAAGGAGTTCTGCAAAAGCAATTTACATGGAGAACCATTTAGAGATATTGTAGCGAAATCCACATTTGCACAAATCTATGACGATGTTTATTCACAGCCGGACGACGAAGAAGATATAACTTCTCGTAAATATGCCTCTATTTCTAATCTTAGACAAAAATGGGGGAATTTTGAAGATAAAGACTTGTACTGGCTTGAAGATAAATATGACGAGTGGTATGATAAGTGTGAAATTGATGGATTATCAAGAGAAAAACTTGTCATGCAGCTTTGTTATGAGGAGCTTTCAATTGTAAGAACCCGTGAAAAGGGTGGAAATGCAAAAGACAAGGTTAAAAGCTTTCAGGCCTTGATGAAAGACGCTGAACTTACTCCTAAGAAACAAGCGGCTACTGCTACTGGTGAATCACAATTCACATCTCTTGGTGAGTTTATTAAAGCTGCCGAAGCAAAGGGGCCAATTATAACAAAGAACAAAGCGTTCAAAGACGTTGATAGCTTTGAAAAGTTTTGGCGCTCTATTGCTGGGGCTATCTCTAAGACGCTTTGTAGAGATAGTGAGTATGTAAAAGACTTTGAAGAAAACTACAAAGATTATACGGTTGATTTCGTAGGGCCATCGAATACCGAAGAACAGTCTCCGCCAGTAGAGGTTGGTGAGGCAAATGAAAAAGACTAAATCCTCACAATTTTGGGGAAACTTTAACGAGTGGATAGATTATTGGAGACTTAACATTCATAGATTCGTTTTGGAGTATATGGGTGTTAATGTTAAGCTTTTCCAGCAAATACTCCTTTACTTAATGGATTCCCCAAGCTGTAAAAAGGATAATTCTTTTATATTCTTTGCTTCTCGTGGACTTGGTAAGTCGTTCTTAACAATGGTTTACTGTATAGCAAAGTGTATATTATATCCCGGTATTACAATTAAAGTAGCATCTTCAACCATGCATCAGGCAGTTCTGTTCACAGAAAAAGCATATGAGATAAAAAGCGGCAGGCCAAACGTAGAAAGAGAAATAGAGCATATCTCTATTGGCAAAGACTCCGCTGAAATAACATTCCTTAACGGCTCTACAATTGAAGCTGTTGTATGTTCGGACAACGCTCGTGGCGCTCGTGCTAATATTCTTATATTGGACGAAAGCCGCCTTATGAGTAAAATTACAATTCAAAAAGTTCTTATTCCTTTCTTGACAAAATCCAATCGTGACCAGCCATGGGCTATGGATACTCGATTTTCGAAGTATATGGAAGAAAGAGAACACAACTCTACAATCTATCTTACTTCTATCGGGTATAAAGACGAATGGAGCTATCAAGACTTTAAATATTATTGTGAGTGTATAGCAGAGGGCGATACGTCAAAGTGTGCTATATCGTTGCCGTATCAATTCGCAATTGAAGCTGGTATAATTAGAAAGTCATATATTGAAAATCAGTTCCATGATAGGAACGCTGATATTAGTGGGCTTAGAATGGAGTTCGAGGTTATTCCGCATGGTGAATCTGAAAGCGCTATGTTTACTTTTGATGAAGTGAACAGCGTTAGACAGCTTAGGGTTCCATTGTTACCTCCAACTGATGATGAATATATAGAATGCAAAGGTATTCTGAGGGCATTACCATACTATCAGAAGAAAGAACCAAGAGAAATTCGTGTTATAAGCATGGATATCGCTGTTGGCGCTGGTAGAAAGAACGACTTGACAGTTATCACGGTGTTCAGGTGTATTGAAAATATAGAATACTATGATAAGGAACTAGCCTATATTGAGGTAATGGGTGGCGTAAACCTAGACCAACAGGTTATAAGGCTAAAACAGCTATTTTATGACCTAGAGTGTGACTATGCTGTGGTTGACGCTGGTGGCGCTATTGGTATTGAAACAATAAATGCTTGTGGTAATATCACAAAAGACATGGTGCGCAATCGAAGATACCCCGGTTGGAAAACTATGAACAAGGTTGATAAATACGATATGCGTATTTCAGACCCAAACGCAGAACCTGTGTTGTTTCCAATACAGATTTCTGGTGCGGGCGCATCGGCTATGCAGTATAACATGCTTGTTATAGCGCAACTTGAGTTCCAAAGAAAACGAATCTCTTTGCTTGTTGAAGAAGATACAGCCGTTCAGGAGCTTAATAAGCGATATAAATATATAACAATGAAAACGAGTAATGACAACTTAATGAGAGATAGGGCAAACAACATGTTTGGTCCGTTTGCCAACACAACACAATTGGTTGATGAAGCAATTAAAACTCAAATTGTTAAGTTGCCTAGTGGAAGATGGGTATACGACGAAAAGAATGGGCGTAAGGACAGAATAATCAGTATGATTTATGGACTATATTTCATAAATCAACTCGAAGAAGATTTAATTGCTATTAACAAGAGTGTTAATATAAGCGACTATGTTTCTTCAAAGAATTACTCAAGAAAAAATGGTGTAAACAATCCTTTCGCGTCGAATATTAGAAAATTAGCTGGATTTGGAATGAGAAGATGATTTATAAAATATCTTTCAAAGACGACAATCGACCAGAGTATCGTGTACTAATGGACACTATGGCTAGAGTCGGTGATTATTGTTATAGCGCAAAAGACTTTTTCTTAGACACGGACAAGACATTTGAAGAAATGCGCGCCTTGTTTAATGACGGACTTATTGAAGAAATAGGCCCGTCTTATAATTTGTCAACGTGTTCTGAACTCGTTAGAAATTGGTGTAACGAAAAGTTCGCTATGAAAGCATTAAGAGAGTTCGAGCAAAGCGACGAAGGACAAAGCAGAATGAGAGAAATTCTGGCATATTTAGATGCCATAGAAGAAAAGAGAAGAAAGGAGGGGGTTAAGGTAAATGGCAAGACAGGTTCAAAGAGAAACACAAAGCACAAAGCCGACAAGCAGCCAGAAACAAAACAATGCGTCGAGCCAGCCAGTAAGCGTTCAACAAGTTGAAAACCGCTGGAAACAGGTATTTAGCAGCCCTGTTGGTGCTGGTTTTGGTGGCGTATATCCCGGCGGATATATGCTTAATGTCGGTGCTAGTTTTGTAAACGACCCATATCTCCTTAATTCTAGGATTAAACAACTATCTACACGTTCTTCTTTCACCGATAGAGATAAAATAGAGGAATCATTAAAGAACCCTGAAAATAATGAGTTCTTGCTTCGTGAAGCAACTCATAGCATGATTTATCTCACATATCCTCTTTATAGGCTTCAAATGCTTTATGAGGGAATCTTAAAGTATAGAAGTTACATAGAGCCAAGATATGTTAAGAAAGAGGAAATGAATACCCCTCGTTTTAAGTCTGACTGGAAACTCGTAGACATGTGGCAAAAGAAGCTCAATCCGCAGAAGCAATTCCGCAGGATTGTAGCAGAGGTTATTCCAGAGGGCAAGAGGGCATATTATCTTAGGCAATCTTATAATAGCACAACAGACAAAGAGGGAGTAAACTACGTTCACTTCCAAGTTCTTCCGAGCGATTGGTATAAGATTATCAAACACTCTACTGACAGTTATGAAGTAGTTGCTTTTAACTTTGCCTACTTTTGGCAGGCCGGTACGGAGCTTGGACAATTCCCGGCTATATTCACAAAATATTATGCGGAATTGATGGACGCAACGACTGTGGATGAAAAGGGGCATAGATGGATTGACCCATATAAAACTCCAGAGGATGTTGTTGTTGAGTACAATCAGGACACTATGTCATGGTTCTATTGGAAAGAGCTTCCTGCTGATGAATGCTTTGTATTCTCGTTCACAGAATCTGACGATTTACAAATATCGCCTTTTGCCTCCTTGTTGTTACAGGCACAAGATTTGGCTTCTTACTCATTGCTTCAACAGCAACTTTTGACGGTTCCGCTTTATTCAATGCTTCTTGGTGAAATGCCATTGCATGACGATAATAAGTCGGGCACATATACAGACGATTTTAGATTATCGCCAGAAGCTGTAAATGCATTTGAACAGAAAGTCAATTCCAGTATGCCTCCGGGAACAACTTATAATATCGTTCCGTCAGAGAACAATACACTTTATCACTTCCAAGAAATTCCCAACGCTGGCGAAATCTATAATAAGGGACTACAACAGCTTATCAATACGTCTGGAGCTTCTACACTTATGACGACAACAGAGAAACCGTCAGTTGCTCAGGTTGCTGCTGGTAAGGTTATAGAGACAAGATTTATTGATAGAATGTATGACCAATTTGCTTGGGCATGTAATATAACCCTTGAAAAGATGTACAATCTTGGAGACTTGAAATTCCGTTGGCAATTCTATATTCATGGCGATGCTTTCAGTGAAAAGGACGAAGTGTCTGCTGTTGAAAAGAGCTTGTCTATGGGGCAAGTAGAGCTTCTGCCAAAATATTTGTCTTATCACGACAAGACGCTTTTGGACGCTGTAACGGATATTGAGTGGGTTGAGAGTTCTGGCATCTATGACAAATTCAAGCCTCTTGTCAATACGTTTGGAATGTCTAATAAAGACACGAAAACTTCTGGTAGACCAAAAATGGATTTAGACAAGATAGAAAATGATAATACAGCAAACAGTGTTGATTCGGGAACAAATACTTCCGATACTCGCTTTTCTTTAAAACATTGTGCTGTGTGTGGCGGAGAAATATCGGATGAATATTATCCGTTTTGTAGCGAAGAATGCAAAGAATCTTATATAGAGGAACATCATAACGACTATGAGTAATAAGAAAAACTGTCAGCATGTTGATTCAAACGGACATTCCACCATAATTTTTTCACATAAGAAATGGACTGGTGTATATCCGCCAAAAGTCAAAGGAATTTGTAAAATCTGTAAAGAACAAATTGAAATGACAGAGAGTGAATATAAAGAATTTATAAAAGAGGGTGAGTTATCTTGAAACTGATTTCTGATAGAATGGAATCAGCGCTCACTGGGTTATACGGATTGTGCTTTACTGGAAATAGTATTTGTGACAACTTGGTAACACAACTTGGAGTAAAGTTTGTAATGCCAAGAACATCGGATATTATTCATTATGAGATGGCGCATGAATTTCCGCTTCTTGGTGATGATATTGCTGAATATGCTGCTGCTCGTAATTCATATTTGCATAGACCAGCTGTTGCAGCTCATATGGAAGAATATGAAAACTTGACATCTATATTTGCATCATTGCTTGATTTTATGATTGCCTTTGAAAAAGAAGTCGGAAAAGTCATTGATTTGGCAATTGCTGAGGATGATAAACAAACATTAAAACATCTCGATAAGTTTATTAGAAAGCTTGTTCCGTTTACAGAAATGGCGCTTGGTTTTGTTGATTATGTTGAGATGAATGGTGATACACCTACTCAGTGGATGCAGATGGATTCTAATATCAATAAGTTTTTTGGTATTAAAAAGAAATGATTTGTATACATAGAGGGGTGGTGATTGGATGCCAAAAGTATTTTCAATGCCTGTATCTAAAATAGACGTTGAAGAAATTAATAACGGAGATTTCTTGAAACTCAAGTTGTATGCTATTTCTGATACAGTCAACAGAAACGGCTCAGAGTTCCTGAGAGATGGTTTTGAGGAATCCATTCCCACAATTTATAATAAACCAATTCTCGCCTATTTTAATAAAAAGATTGGAGACGCAGAAGAGCATAATTCTAGAATGGATATTGACCAATACGGTGACGCTTTCTATGATTATGACTATGATGGCGCTGAAAAACCGGTTGGCGTAATTCCTGAAAGTGCTGATATTTATATTGAGGCAGTTGATGGGAAGAATTGGGTTGTTATTAATTCAGCCTATGTTTGGGTGGAATACAATAAACGCCTTATCGAAGTTATTAAACGGCAAATTACAAAGAAAGTAAGTGTCGAAATAGAGGCTATTGACTCGTGGGAAGAGGATGGGATTGAGAAAATTAGAGTTTGGAAGTTCTTGGGCATTACTATATTAGGTAAAGATAAATATGGTAATCCTATTGAAGAGGGTATAGAGGGAGCTAAATTAGTTCTTGATGGTTATGAAAACTCTAATACATTTAACACTTATAAGTCAAAATTTAGATTTGCTATAAGTGGAAATAGAGACACATATTCTTCTGATATACTTGAAAAATATGGTGTAACATCTAGCGGTGAAAAAAATATGTTTTCAAAACAAGATAAGTATGGGACCGGAAAGCCAATTTCGGTTGATAAATCAAAAGAGGCAGTTTCTAATGATTCTTGGGGAGATGTGGATAAGACTTCTCTTAGAAATACAGTTTTAGAAGCTAAAAACTACAAAACGCTTGTAAAATCGGTATATCTTGATGTACAAGACGGATGGGAAGAATCTCCATCTGAAAAGCTCAAATATCCGGTTATGCAATATAAAAATGGCAAATTCGTTTATAATGCTGGTGGACTGTTGAGCGCACAACAGTACGGAGAAAAATATGACGAAAGCGTTGCCAAAAAGGCTTTAACAATTCGTAAAAGACTTGGACTGGTGAAGTCAGAAAAGGAGGAAAAGATGAAGAAATTTATTGAAGCAGCCAAAATTTCTGGCTTTGCTTATCTCGGACTTTATAATGGCAAACTTGCTTTTGCTCAAGAGTGCGATTGCGACAAAGAAGAAATGGCTGAGGACAAATCTGAACTTTGTTTGTTCGAGGTTGATAAAGAACTTGCTGAGAATTATTCCGAGGGCGAAGAGTTTGCTTGGGACGAAATTACAGGACGTTCTGTTGATTTGACCACTCGTGATGATGGTAATAAAACCGATTATGCTGAAGATGACGAAGATGAATCGGATAAGCATGATGATGACGACGACGACAAAGATGACGACGAGGAAAAAGAGGAACTGAAAAAGAAAGTGGAATCTCTTGAGAAAGAGAAGTGCGAAATGGCTCAACGCTGTGAAGCTGCTGAAAAAGAGTTAGAGGAAATTCGCATGGCTCAATTCAAGGAAGATACTGATGCTATCCTTGCCGACGAAAACGAAGATATGGATGAAAAGACACATGAGGAGCTTGTTAAGATGCGCGACGAGGGCAAGTTTGCTTGTGTTGAAGATTTTGCCAAAGAAGTAGCATACAGAAAGTATCTTGCTTCTAAAGAAGAAAAGAAAGAAATGTCCAAAAAAGAGCAGAAACTTTCTTTCGGCCTTTCTAATAATAAAACTGAACCCAGCACGTCAAAGAAAAATGTTTTGATTGACAAGCTGGCTAAAATTTAAGGAGGAAAACTAATTATGGCTAATAAACACTTTTTTCAGCCTGTGAGAATGGAGTCTCAGTACGTTGACACAAAACTTCAGACTGTTATGTTCCAGGCCGATTCGGCTAATGCCGCTTGCTATGATGGCGAGCTTGCTGTTCTGGGTGATTTTGTTCAGGACCCCGTATATTTGAGCGCTTTTACCGCTGCTGGCGCTGCGGCTTCCGCTCCCGTTGATTTCAATACTCGCGCTGCTACTGTTCCTGCCGCTGCTACTGCTGTTGGCGTTGGTGTTATTGACCTCCCGACCGTTCCTATGGCTACTGGTGCTGGCGTGGCATATCGTATGGGCTACAAGACGATTGGCCTGACCGCCGAAGCTGGTGTGCCTGTGCGTTTCCGTAAGCTTGTTGTGGACGACACGTTTGCCACTGGTGAGGAAAACTGCACAGCCGCTCTGACTGTTGGGCAGTATGCCGTTCTTGCTACTGGCGGTGACGCTGGTAAGTGGGCACACGCTGCTGATGCCGCTGCTACTGGTTGCTATGCTAAGGTTATTAGCAAGTATATCGTGTCTCAGGGCGTTGATGGTAAGGTAACAGATGATGGCGTACAGGCTTATATGCTTTGCGTCATGGCTAACTAATTAAAGGAAAGGAAAGAGAGGTAATAGAATTATGGCTAACATTAGACAATTCTATGCTTTAAATACTTCCGACAAGAATTTCTCTATGCTCGATGACGAGCAGAAAGCTCTTGTTGAGGGCGGTTTTAAAGTTGCTAAACAGTACATGGCAGAGCGCATGAAGGATTCCAAGAAGGACCTTTTTGCCGCTATCAATGACACCACTATCGACAGCCGCAAGGAACTGAACGATATGGTTGTTGAGAAGATTGCTAAGTATAGTGCGAAACGTGCTGGCGGTATCAATGTTGAGAATTTTGCTCTGGCGGATGTTGCTAACCCTAACGTACATAACGACCCTATCTTCAAGCGCACGTTTGCCGCTGTTCTGGCGCAGATTATGACTCCGGTTGTTCCGGCTATGATTTCCACTTCTTTCATGGACTTCGCTGATGTTGCTAACATCGGTTGGGGCGATACTGCTCGCTTCAAGGTGAACTCCAACGATACGTTCTTCGTGACCCGTCTGGCCGAGGGTATTCTCCATGGTTCTGTTCAGAGAACGTACAACAACGAAATCACCGTCAACCCCGAACCCTACAACATTATGACGGCTGTTGACTGGTATCAGGTTGCTGCTGGTATGTTTGACCTTGGTGAGTTCGTGTACAAAGTTGGTATTTCTTACAATGCTTACATCACCCAGATGGTGATTCAGGCTATCGGTGCCAACATCACTGCCAACGCTGGTACTTCTTACATCGTGAACGGTTTTGCGACTTCTACGTTCGTGAAGCTGGCTGAAATCCTGCGTGCTGCTAACGGCGGTGCTAAGATTCGTGCTTATGGTACTCTGGCTGCTCTTAGCAACGTGATTCCGTCTGGTACTACGAATGCTAACCTGCAGATGGGCCTTGGTGAGGAATGGGCGCGTGTTGGCCACTTGGGCACGTTCATGGATGTTGACCTTGTGCGTATTCCGCAGATTCTTCTGCCCAATACTGTCAATACCACTCCGCTGACTGGCATCCCCGATTCTACAATCTATCTGTTTGCTGATGGTGGTTACAAGCCGGTGAAGCTCGTGTTCGAGGGTAGCGCTCTGACCACGGACATTGTTCCGACCGAGGCTCCTGACAAGGAAATGGGCATCAGCCTAACGCTTAGAATGGGTACAACGTTTATCGCTGCTTCTAAGTATGGTGCTATTACGGGCGTTAGCGCGTAATTGAGTAATATAATAGGGGGACTCTTTTGAGTCCCCCATATATTAAATGAGAAAAAGGAATAAAAGGAGAACAACATTATGCCTGCTACTAAAAAGGCTGTACCGCAGAATAATGATAATGCGGAAGATAAAACTGTTACTTCTGCTTCGTCTGGCATGACAGCAGAAGATATGCTTGCTATGATTGCGAATTTAACGGCTCAGATTAATAAGCTCACCGCTCAATCGAACGGGGAGACAATAACGTCTAATAGCGGCGTTTCAAAGATGGATAGGCCGTGTACATTGATTCATTTGTGTGAATGTCACCCGTCGTTGCCATCTACGATTAAATTGAACGGCAATGAGATTCGTTTCACAAAATTTGGTGAACGTAGAACATTCAGATTCGCAGAAATGCAAGATATTACATCCCGTTATAGAGATTGGTTTGAGCGTGGTATCTTTACGTTGGGTAGTGACTGCGACGATATGGTAGACGAGTTTGGGCTTGAGATTATGGACGTCCCCATGTCTGCTTCTCAATACGCTCGAATCGCTAACCTGCCTATGGCGGAGTTCAAACGTATCGTTGATGGATTATCTTATCCGATGGCGCTCCGTTTGGCACAGACGTGGATTAAACGCTACGAAGCAAAACAGGCGGGATATTCCAATCTTGAAAAAGTCAAGATTTTAAATAAGAAAACAAAAGGCTTTATGAAACAGTTCATGTCTGACTTGTTAAACGAGGGGACAGAAGAATAAGGGGGAAAGTTTGTGGCCGGGACATCTTATTTTACTGTATACAAAAGGGCCATAACAGAGTTCAAAGACCCTACTCTAAAAAATCTTTTAGAAAATGACACTGTTATGTTCAGCCAAGTTATGTATAATTTCTTGGAGAATGCGATTTCTCTTTTCACAAATCCAATTCCGGCGCAAAAACGTGTGAACGACAGGGTTCCTCCTAAATTTTATTCTCAAACCTTTATAGGTGACGGGAGTAATAAGCAATTTGCATTAACTGACGCGCCCGATGCTTCTTTGATTGATGATTGTCTTTTTGAATATACTGTTGACGGCAACAAAGTAAAAGGCGTATATACTGCTGTTGCTGGTGGAGAAGTTGGAAAAGCAATTGTTGGCAAAACTCATACTGAGGGAACGCCAACAGTAACGCTTGACCCTGCTCCATTTGATGGAGCTGAGGTTGTGGTCAATATTTATTATGTTGGCAACTGGAATATCAATCTTTATCCTATGGAAGAATATATTCTCTCCGAGTTTATTATGGCGGCTTGGTCGGAATACATTCAAAATGATAAGCTTGATATTGTCAGGTTGCTTGGTGATACCGACTTTAAACTTACGTCAGTATCTTCGGCAACAACTTCAAAATCAAGTTGGTATATTGTGAATAGAGAGACTGTTACTAAGCGTATGACAAAATATGCATGGGATGCGGCTATTCAGAGGTTATACCCATGATAAAAAAATATTATGCTGACCTTGTAAATAGAGTGTTTAATGTATTGTATGTATACGAAAACGACATAGACTCCTTTAAAACCTATGTAAAGTCATTGATATTTGAATTAAGTGGAAATGAGGACTTTTCAGAGATACATCAAATACGATTCAAACTTAATGCCTTGCTTGTAAACAACATTGTTCATTCTGATGTTAGACATGCGGTATTAAAGTCAATCAGTATATTGGATAGAATATTGAGCAATTGGAAGGAGTGATAATATGGCTCTTGATTTAAGAGGAATAAAAGCGGCCACATTCAACACTCCAACCAACTATGTCGAAAGCGTACAATACTACGAACAGAATTTACAAGATAAAATAAATGAGACATATCAATATGCGAGCAATACTTATGAGATAGGGCAAGAGCTTGTTCGTGGGACATTAGATTTCACTCCTTTGGTATGTCGTGTTTGCCATGCCATTAACCCTAAAACTGGGTTAAACCTTGGTGACGACTTTAAAGACCTAAAATTCTTCGATGTCTTTTCTCATAGAACTATGGGTGAAAGATATTGGTTTAATAATTCTGTTTGGATTACTACTAATACAGACAACTATCATTATAACACACAATCTGCTATTGTCAGAAGATGCAATAACACGTTAAACTTAATTAATAGTAATGGATGTATTATAAGAGAACCATGTATTGTTGGTTATTCAATTAAATACGCCAATATCTATTATAACACTTCTGTCGAAATTCCGCAAGGGACGATTGTTGTAACAGCACAAAACAATGATATAACTCAAGGTATAAACATAAACGATAGGTTCATTCTTGATAATCAAGTGTTTAAGATTAAATCAGTCAAGGACTATCTTCGTAGTAATACTACGATTGGTGAATCTGTGCCGTTAATTGAGTTCGAAATGTATGTTGACGCTATTTCTCCTGATGATGATTTTGAGCTTTGTATCGCCAATATGTCTAGATATAAAGGTATATATAAGCCTTACGAAGAAGTGAAACCAAGCGATAAGGCTACAAGCCTTGTTGGTGAGGCCATTGTTGGAACTTCGGTTGTTGGCGAATCAGAAACAAACATCGGTGCGATAGTGATAGAGCCGTATCCAGTGAAACTATATCAGGGAGAACAACAGACTTATACATGTTCGGCTTATGGATATGTTGCGTCATGTGGTTGTCGTGATTCTTATGACTACGAAGAACCGATAGATGTGGAATTTGTATTTAGTACAAGTGGTGCGAATCCAAACAGATATAAATTTGAAGTAATTGACAGAAACACATTTTCGGTAATGTGTCTTGGAAAGTCAACAGTGCCGTTGGTTGTGACGTGTTCAGGCGGTGGAGTTTCTAAACAGGTAACTATTGATTTAAGGGGGCTATACTAATATGGTTTACGACTTAGATAGGATAGCCTATAATAAATTTACTGGTTTTTCCGACTTGTGTTATAACATTCTAGGCTATCTTATGACACAGAACGAGAACATATGGAAACTTTTGAAATATGATACGCCAGATGCTCTGTCTAAACCTAATCTCACGTTAGAAGAAAAGCGTAAGATGATTTATGACGGTGTTGGTGATTCAGAACATTATAATGTGTATAGATGCCCGTTCGTTGATGATGCTTTCACAGAGCAAACAAGCCAACTTAGAATATATTCATATACTATCAATCCTAACAACAGGAGTATGTCCACAATTGATATTAATATTGATTGTATAACGCATACAAAGCTTGTTAATATAGATGGGTGTAAGAGTAGAGTTGAAGTGATGGTTGAAGAAGTCTTAAAGACGTTAAACGGCCAAGAAATCAATGGCGTTGGGAAGTTGTTCTTCGACGCTAGAGAAAGCATGTACAATGCGGCTCGTTCAAGCATATTCAACAACAGATATTTCTGGGGTTATCAAATCACAATGTCTGTGAAATACGGAGAATTGGAACCTTTTACACATGGTTGACGATATTTTAATACCATATAGACAGGCAGTCATTAATGACGAACCTGTTGAACTGTTCGATGGATTGGTGCTTCATCCAGTCAAGATGCGAGACTATATCACATTTAATGTTTGTTCGTCAATTTTGAAAATAAACAAAAACTCAACAAACGACCCAAAAGTTATTTCTATGTCATATTTAGACTATATCATATATCTCATGCAAATGGAAGAACGAGAAAAAGAGCCGGGGAAGCCAAATATAAATGAAATGTTCTTAGAATGTTTAATTCTATTGGTTACAAACAAAGACGGTGCGGAGATAAGATATGGAGTAGATGGAAAGAAAAAGAGTTTCATTGAGATTGATGGGGTAGTATTACATAAAAAAGAATTTGACAAGTTTAGAAAATTTATACTTGTTCAAAACATCCCTGACTACAAAGAGGAATATATCAACCCAGAGTTGGAAGCCGATTTAAAGAAGGCGGATGAAATCAGGAATAAAGGGAAAACCCCATGTGACATAGAAAAACAAATGATGGCAGTAGTGATTGGAAGTTCTTTGACGTTGGAAGAAGTTAAAGAAATGACAATCAGAAAGTTCTTTATTGCCCTTGAAATGATTGATAAAAAACTTCATTACACCATTCTTAAACAGGCAAGTCTATCAGGATTTGTTGAGTTTAAACAAGAAATAACTCACTATTTGGTTGAGGATAATAGAAGCATTGGCGACAGTGTTGTTGACTATTCTCAGTTCCAAAATAAAATAAATAGTGTAAATTAAATAAGGAGGAAACTTATATGTCAAGACAATTTTTGGCTGGTGCTGCTACTGTTGACATGCTTGTAGGCGACCAGCTTATTGCTACGGCTACTACATTGCTTGATTCTTCTATCACTGTTGGTTCTACGGCTGAGGAAGTCCGTGGTGGCCCCGGTGCTAAGTTGCTCGGTAAGTATTATCATACAAGCACGTTTGACATCAACTTGACAGACGTTCTGTTTAAGCTTGAGTATTTCGCGTTCCAGACCGGCTCTGCTATTCAGCAGATTGCTGATGTGTTTACTTCAGAGCAAGTTACGCTTGGCGCTGGTGGCTCTGGCACTATCACTGGTACCCCTGCTGTGTATCAGTCTTACGGTACGATTGGTTGGGCGGCCAAACCGGGTTCTGACGCTTATCAGAAGATTACTTTTACAGAAAAAGCGTTTACAGTTGCTGGTGCCAAAGAGGGAGATATCTACTGTGTGAAGTATATCAGCACAGATAATGCTGCTCGTCAGATTACAATTTCTTCTTCGTTCATTCCGAGCGAGGTTACTCTGGTTATGACTGCCAACCTGTATCGTGCTGGCGGACGCGGAGAAAATGACGTGAACAATTCTTCTAAGATTGGTATTGTTCAGGTTCTCGTTCCTCGATTCCAGTTTAATGGTTCTATGGAGCTGTCTATGACTTCTACGGGCGTTGCTAACTCCCCGATTGCTGGTTCTGCTTTGGATAATCCGTCTGCAGACTGCTCTGACGGTGGTTACTACGCTATTATCACGGAGCAACTCTCAGGTAGTTCTTGGTATGATAACGTGTTCGCGCTTGCTATTGAGGATAGTGATATTGAGCTTGCAACTACGACTGGTACGGCTACCCTTAGTGTTTATGCTTTGCCCCTTAATGGCGCTGCTTTCAAGCCGCCCTACGAGGATTTGACGTTCACTTCCGCCGCTAACGGTACGGCTACTGTTACGCAGGAAGGTGTTGTAACTGGCGTTGCCCAGGGTAGCACGACCGTTACTGTCTCTATTAAGAATAAGGCGGGCGTAGAGGCTATTGCTAATATCACCGTTCCTGCTGCTGGTTAATTGATAGTTAGGAGCTGAATAATAATGGCATATACACCTACTGTTTGGGCTAATGGTGATGTTATCACCGCAGATAAGCTCAATAAATTAGAAAACGGTGTAGCCAATGAACAGGTGGGGCCAGCAGGCCCCGCTGGTTCGGCTGCCACCGTTACTGTTGGTAGCGTTACGACTGGTGAAGCTGGTACGGAAGCAACTGTGACAAATTCTGGTACTGAAAGTGCCGCTATTCTCGATTTTGTTATCCCTAAAGGAGCAGCTGGTACAAACGGTACTGACGGCGCTCCTGGTGCTGCGGGGGCGGCTGGCGCTTCCATTAAAGCGATTGAACTGTATACTAACGAGGCCGGTGGAGTAACTGGCGGTAAGGCAACGCTTACTGATAATAGTGAAATCACTATTACTGTAACTACCGCTCCCGCTGGCTAATTCGAGTTAAGGGACTACCATACGGTAGTCCCTTATTTTTACGTTGGAGTGATAGCATGTGCCCGTATTCTGTGGATAAATCTGATATATTACACAAAAATTTAGTTTGTACAATTGACAATAAAACATGTGGGCTATGGAGATATTGCCCAACCCTAAAGAAGCCAATTATGGGCGACACATATAACAAATATGGTTGTCGCACAAAAAATGAATTTGAAAACAGTCAGAAAGATGGTGATAAAGATGGACAAAGATAATGTTGTTTTGGAGGACGTTAAGGCTTTACCCAAACCTAAGAAAGCGGCTCCAAAAACGAAAAAGATTATTGCTACCGTAAACTATTCTAAACCCTCCAAAAACTTAACTTCTGTGTCGTATGAAAAAGATGGCACTATCTGTTCTGTTTTTATAAAAGGTATTTATACGGATAAAGTAGAAATTGAATATACAGGCGACTCTTTTAACAAAGATAAGATTGTAAGTGTAAAATAAGGAGGGACTTATATGTTTATTACAGTAGCTGGGACTCCTGCTGGATATGGATATTTTGAAATTACAGCAACTCCGAACGAAAATATTATTCCAGCCATGGTAGCCGAGATAAAAGCAAACGACATTAACAAGGAGCTTAGGGCCAATATTTCTGTTGGAACAATGGCTATTCAAGTTAAAGCGCCATGTAAAGTAAGTATAAATGGCAGAAATCCTGTTCTTGTTGAACCTGACATTGGACTTACATTTGATGCCAGAGGGGTATTTTCAGTTGTTTTTGACACAGCAGTAGCCTATAATATTACAATCTCATATTAATGGGGTGATTTAATGTTGCCTCAATATGGTTTTAGGGTTGTTTACTATAATATAATCCGTGGGTTTAACAATATCAACGTTGGTGAATCTGGTGGCGGTGGAGACTACAATAAAGATGCTACGGTAGGTAAAGCTATTGTTGGTCAAGCCGTTGTTGGTTATGAATATTCTACGTATGGTGCATCTTTAATCGGAAAAGCCAAAGTAGATGAAGCAATTGTTGGCTATGTACCATCTAGCATTAATGTTGCTGTCGTTGGAACTTCAGAAGCAGTTTAACACTGATTCAATTTAAGTGATAAAATAAGGGGGTGGTTCCAATGGCAGAAATATTAAAGCTTGCCTCAAGTATAGCTGGTGAAATTACCACTATTATTGCTTTGTTGGCAATAATACTTCCCAAATCCAGAAATGCTATTGTAAAATGGCTCAAAAAAGCTTTAGAAATTGATAGAGTAAATAAAACACTAGATGAGCAAAGCAAAAAAAATGAAGAAAGAGAAAAACTCATAGGGGATTTAAAAAACACATTAGACAACCACGTTAAAAGATATAAAGAATATACGGATAGAGCGCAAGAAAGAGACATATTTATGCTTAGAAGTGAAATAGACAACATATATCACAAATATATGCCGCTTGGATATATTACTTCGACAGCCAAAAGTGATGTCGTTAAAGCATGGGAACTATATGTCGCTATGGGCGGAAATAGCTACGCAAAGTCAGAGGTTACTGACCTTATGGCATTGCCAGTAAGATTTTAATGGGTTTAAGGGACGCACAAACTGTGCGTCCCTTATTTTACCGGAATAAAAGGAAAAGGTGGTGAGCATATGGCTAGAAAGACATTTAAAAAGATTATTACAAGTGAGGAATTAATTTCTCAAATAAATCCAGAGAACAAAAAAATAGCCGATAGGTTCTTAAAAAACTTTGCTACAAAACGCTCAGAAACATCAGTTAAGGTGTATAAGTCCAATTTCAACATATTCTTTTGTTGGAATCTCCAATATAATGATAATAAATTCTTCACAGATATTAGAAAGTCTGAAATGATGGATTTCTTTGACTATGGCTCGTCTGAATTACAGTGGAGTCCAAACAGATATGCTAATGTTTGGAGTTCTTTGAACAGTCTTAGTACGTTTATAGAGAATGTACTTGACGATGATTACCCTGATTTCAGAAATCAAGTGAGAAAAATAGAGAAGCAGCCAAAGGCTACTGTTAGAAAGAAAACAGTTCTTACCGATGTACAAGTCCACAATTTACTCAATCATCTTTCAGAGACAAACACACAGCAAGCCTGTTTATTAGCGCTTGCGTGCTATTCGGGTGCTAGGATTAGTGAATTGTTCCGTTTCACGACGGACTTGATTGATTTAAATAATTTAGCATATGAAGATTTGTTCCTTGAAACAACTGATGAGATTAAGACAAAGGGTAGAGGACGACTCGGTAAGGTATTATATAAATACATATTAAAAGCGCCATTTGAGCCTTATTATGTTAAATGGATAGAAGAACGCGAAGCTATTATGAAAGAGCTTGGTGTGTCACATGATTATCTATTTATCAGAAAAGACGGACAACCAGCTACTCCAGACACGGCGCGCGTATGGATAAAGCAATGGGAGAAGTATCTTACGGACGAAGAACCGAGTAATAAGCGTCACGACCCTGTTGATTTATACGCCCATGCTTTCAGGCATTATCTGTGTACATATTTAGCTAAGATAGGGCTGGAACAAGAACTTGTTGTCGAAATCTTTGGTTGGAGTTCATTTGATATGTTTAATATCTATAATGATATGACGGCCAAAGATAAAAAGTGGAAGGGGCTTGAGAAGCTCAAAAAAGCCATTGAAAAACAAGGGTGATTTTATGGATAAAAATATCAAGATAAAAGAAATTATTGCTGATGTAAAAGCTGGTAATAATTTTGCTGATAAAGTAAAGATTAGGAGATACATTCCAATACTTGAAAAGGGAGATATTGCTAGAAATTATCTTTTCAAAGTAAATTCTATGAATTTAGATTTAATGGACCCGGTTACCAAAGTGACCGAAACTGAGATGCTTTGGCGTTTCAACGTTTTGCTTGAGTTCACAAATATAAAAGTAGATGATGATGATATTACCTTTGAGAACTACGATGTTTTATCAAGTTCTGGTATTTTCGACCATATAAAAGAAGAATGTGGACTTGACTTTGCGAAAATGGAAAAGTTCATAATGGAGACAATGATGTTTAGCAGAAACGACTTTATGTCAGATATGCTAAAATCAGCCAATGGCGATAATCTCAAAGAGTCTTTGAAAGAGTTTAAGGAAATTCTGGGCGACAAAGAGCTTGTCAATAAAATGTCCGAAATCATTGCTTTCAACGACCCAATAGCAAAAGCGGAAATTGAAAAAGCAAAAGCTGTGGTGGCAAAAGAGAAACTGAAAGCGGATATTAAGACAAAGAAATAATGTGAGAAAAGGGGTGTTCTTTTGTGTGCTAAATATGCTTCTCGTGGCGGTAAAACGTTTATAGACGACGAAGATAAACTGATTGATTATCTCGTTAAAGGGGCTAAAGGTTTTACGACGGCCATTGCTAGAGATACAGCTAAAAGGCTGAAAAAGAACACGGCTGAATTGGTTTATAAAGATTATAAACCTAAAATGTATAATAGAACAATGGAAATGCTAAACTCCATTGTAGGCCCCGGTTTTAATGGAGGCACTCCAACTAGAAAGACAATAGACGGGTTTGAAGCCGAAGTTGGATTTGACTTGGATAGAATTACCCCATATCCGCCAACAAAAACGGAATGGGGTAAACATTCTACTTGGGACGGAGAGCCATATATTGGAGAACTGATAGAGGGTTTTGAAGAACGAGGGTTCACGTTGTATGGCGGTAAAAATCTTAGTCATATTATATATGAGCGTGAACCTGTTCATATGATTGAAACAACAATAGAGGAAGTAGAATCAGCATTAAACGGGATAGATAGAGAAGTCCCAGATTTTGATATGCTTGAAAATATAATATCTGTAAAACTAGACAGATAAAGGGGTGAGAGATAGTGGCAAAACGCATTGATATTCTTTTTGGTTCTAGGATAGATGAAAGCGGAGCCAAAAAGGATATAGAGAGAATACAAACAATATTTAAGAGTGCTGGACTTAAAATTGTTCCTCAATTTGACAATACAACATTAAAAGAGTTTCAGAAAAACCTAAAGGTTACAATTGACGAAGCTACTAAGTTAAGAACCCTCACGTCTAGCTTTACACAGGGTGGCATCAAGTACGATATCTCTCAACGCGAATCATCACGCGGACAATGGTCGAAACCCGTCGTATCAATGGACTATGAACAGTCTATTGATACTGTTGAGAAAAAGTTAAAGTCTTTATATAGAACCGCTATTGAAACGCAGGAAAACATAAACGCTGCGGCTAAGGTTGGCGCGGCCACATATCAAAAGCAGTGGGAAAAATCTCTTTCAGAGATAGAAGCAGAAATTAAGTCAACGAAAGAGACTCTTGCTACACTTGGATATAACGTTGGTGAAGATAGAGGACTTAACAGACTAAGCGGTAGGCTCGGAACAGCAAAGCTCGAACAAGATGCTATTGAACAAAAGAAGCTTGCCGACAATCTGGAAGATTCTCTTAATAGACTTATTGTAGCAGAGACAAACCTTGAAAAAGCGCAAGCTTATCACAGTAGCAACGAAACGATACAATCACTTCAAGCACAAGTTGACATGTATAGAAAGCAAATTCGTGCTATTGAAGAGGCCACTCATGCTACTGAGGAATTAAAGCAGAAAGCCAGAGAGGGAATTGAAAGTTCTTCTATAAATGCCAAGGGGTATAGCGCCCGCTCTGGTGAGAAATATGACAACGAGCAGTTAGAGGCATATTCTAGAGTTCTAAAAAAAGTAAACAAATATAAGCTTGAACTTGCCGCGACAAACAAAAAAGTCGATTCGAGTAACGACGAAGTAAATCAATCAACTGAGAAATATATAAATTCTCTCAAAGAAGAAATTAGTAAATTAGAACGACGGCTTGATTTGATGCAGCAGTCGTTTAACACTTCCAATGCGGCGGCAACTGCGGCTGAAAAACGAGCAGAAGCTGAAAGAGAATGTGCATTAGCGATAGATAAGCTTAACAAAGAGATGGACGATGGTATTAGAACATCGAAAACTTTTGGAGAAGCTTTAAAAGATGCTTTTGATAATTATATTGGGCCAGCGGCTTTGGCCGATAGGGCAGTAGATTTGCTGGTGGATGGTGCTAAAGAAGCGTATCAGACTATCGTAGATTTGAATAAGGCCATGACTGATGTTCAGATGGTTACTGGTGAAAGCGCTGAACAAACGGCTGAATTAGCACATCAATATAGCCAAATGGCCAAAGAGCTTGGGGCAACCACTACTGAAGTTGCCAATGGAGCGGCGGAATGGCTGAGGCAAGGCAAGAGCGTAGCCGAAACAAACCAGCTTCTTGAATCTTCAATGATTCTGTCAAAAGTTGGCGCTATCGAATCTTCACAGGCGACAGAGCTTCTTACTTCTACGCTTAACGGGTACAAAAAAGAAGCAAATGAAGCAATGCATGTTGTTGACGCTATGGCGGCAGTTGACTTGGCTGCGGCTACTTCCGTTGAAGAACTTGCTGTTGCTCTCCAAAGCACCGCAAACATGGCTCGTGTTAATGGTGTAGGATTTGAACAACTTCTTGGCATGGTTGGCGCTGTTTCTGAAGCTTCAAGACGTAGTGCCAGTGTTGTCGGTAACAGTTTTAAGACAATCTTCTCACGTCTTACTAACGTTGCTGCTGGTAAAATGACAGACGACTTAGGCGAGCCTCTTAACGACGTTGAACAAGTATTTAACGGGCTTAATATAAAGCTTAGAGATTCTAGCGGCGAGTTCCGTAATATGTATGATGTTATTAGTGAACTCGCTAATAAGTGGACGAAACTTGACAACGCAGAACAAAGCTGGGTTGCTACAAGTGTGGCTGGTACACGTCAGCGTGAGACATTCTTGACATTGATGGAAAACTGGGATAGAGCGGTTACATTGTCAACTACGGCTTTGAATTCCGAAGGCATGGCTATGGACAAGATGTCGATTTATCTCGAAAGCATCGAAGCGAACCTGAACAAGTTAAAAGCCGCTGTTGAGGACTTGTTGTATAGCGAAGAAATTGTAAACGTAATCAACTTCGTTATTAAAGCAATAACACGGCTTGTAGAGGGAATATCTTGGCTTATAGATAAGCTTGGAGGAGTCAATTCGGCTGTTTTGGCTACTGTTGCTATTTTCTTAAAACTTAAAAGTGCCATAAATATAGCTAAAGACACTGAAAAAGTGTCGGGCGCTTTAAAAGTTTTTTCTGAAATTGCTGGTAGCGGAAATAAAACCATAAAAGTATTAACTTCAACATTTTCGGCGTTTAAAGACGGAGTATTAGCAGGTAAAGATGCTATAAATATAGCTGGTGCAGCCCTTTGGGCTTCTCCGTTTGTCAAAGTGGCAGTTGTATTGGCTGGGATTACAGCTATTGTTGCTGCGTTTGACGCTTTAATAACGACAACAGAAGAATACGAAGATATACTTGCTGAAACACAGTCTAAGCTTCAAGAAGTAAGTGATAAACGAAACGCCCTTGAACAAAAAGCTGAAGTTGAGCAACTTACAGAAGCTGAAAAAGAGTATTTAGAAGTATTAAAAGCTGAAGAAACGCTTCTTGAAAGACAAGAAAAACGTGATAGACAGAACACTTATAATTCTGCGGCAAAAGATGTTGAGCGTGGCGGCGAAGGGTTCTGGGCGAGAGCCAAAGAGGCGGCATTTATGTCGTCTCAAAACCCTGTCAACGAAATGGGCCTGCCAATTCCAAACAAAGCTCCGGTTGTTGAATACAACGTGGCCATCGAGGAACTTACTGGCAATATTGAGGAATATAAGGAAGTCACAGACCAACTTAATAACTCAAATGGCAAGTCTCTTGAAGAATACGAGGCATTACAAGAGAGGCAACAAGAGTTAAGTCAAGTATTTCTTGAACACATCAAGCGTATATCTGAAGCGAACACTTACGGGCTAGAACTAACTGACACTGATAAACAACTCGCTGAAATGATGGAGAAAGCTGGAATCACAGCAGAAGCTCTGTCAGAAGCAATGGGCAATGTTGCTAATGAGCTTGGCGAAACCGGAGATGACTTAGTCAGAATTACATCGGAGGTTTCTGGCTTACAATCCGCTTATGACAACTTAATATCTGTAAACGAAGAAGTAGCAAACACTGGAGTTATTTCAATTGAAACTCTTGATGCTCTTGTTTCAAGATATCCAGCACTCAATGATGAAGTAACAAACTATCTTCTTGGACTTGCTTCAACAGAAGATGTGTTGGCGGAATTACAGTTGGCCTATCAGGATGACGAAGCAAATGCCTATGCTAATATCATAAACAAATTGAAAATGCAACAAAACTATTATAGTTTGTTGTCTACAATGGATTCGGCTTTAATGCAACAATTTGCCGCTGATTACGGTATTGATATTGGCAATCATGGCACATATGCTCAGTCAAAAGAAAAGATAGAAACTGATTTACTTCAGAGAATTTCGTCAATGTGGGCACAGTTCTATAAATCACAGGCATTGACGATGGACAACGTTATTAAGGCTGCTAATGGGGCATTGAAACCAGATGGTGGTTCACTTCTGCCCACCTCAGAACTTAATGCTTTGAAGAATGTTGTAAACTCTTATAACAATGCTATTCAGGGACTTAATAACGTATATGATGAATCAATAAAATTAAGGCTTGACGGATATAAACAAATAAGTTCTGCTGCTAAAGACGCAGCAAAATCTGGTGGTTCTGCATCTAAGCAACAAAGCGAAGCCGAAAAAGCATATAATGACTTATTGCAAATGACAATCAAAATGCTCAAAAAGAAAAAAGAGCTAGAAAAAGAAGCTCTTAAAGAGCAGCTTGATGGTTATAAAAAGGTTATTGATGCCCAGAAAGATTTGCTTGATTTACAAGACGACGAATACAACCATAAACGCGAAGTCGAGGACCAAAATAAGAATATTTCTTCTCTTGAGGCTCAAATAGCAGAACTTCAATTCGACACAAGCGCTGAGGGAACAAAGAAGCGCCTTGAACTTGAAGAAGAACTGGCCGAAGCTAAACGTGATTTAGAGGATTACCAGCACGATTACTCTATCGACCAGCAAAAAGACGCTCTTGATAGAGAAGAAGAACGTTTTGAGGAATATATCAACGGGCAAATTGACGAAATTGATAGATACCTCGATAAGACTGGCGAAATCACAGCGGAAGCAATTCGTCTTATCAATGAACGCAGCGAAGCGTTGTTCAATGACCTTATTCAATACAATAGAGCCTACGGCGATAGTCTGGACAAAACCGTCCTTGATGCATGGAACGGTGCGATAGGGAAAGTCAACGAGTATAAAGAGGCTTGTGACAGAGCGTATGAATCAGCAAGTAGAGCCGCTTCTTTGGGTGGTGGCAGCAGTTATACCGTGTCTAGTCCTAGCTCTGGAAATTCTGGCGTTGGTATGGCCGCTATGCGTCCGGGAAACAGTCCAGTTGTTGATAGAACTCCTAAATATTATATTTATAAAACTGGTACAACAACTCCTATTAGCGGTGCTTTAAGCCTTGAAGAAGCGCAAAGAGTATGGGGGTATATTCCGGACCCTAAAAACTATTACTGGCAAAAATTTGAGGGCATTACAAAGAAAAATCTGGTATATGGTGTTAAACCTTATCACACTGGTTTAGACGCTGGATTTGTTGGCGGACTTAAAGGCAATGAGGAGTTTATAAAGGCGCTCAAAGGTGAGGCGTTCATAACAAAAGAACAGCAAAATAGATTTATGAATAAAATTCTTCCAGATATTGTATCGACTGGTGCGAGTAGTCTTGGCTCAATGTCTTTTGGAAATCTTCTCAACATTGAAGTACAGGGGAATCTTGATTCTTCTGTTGTTCCAAGAATTGAAGATATTACTAAAGATGTTGTCAAGCAAATTAACCAGACAATGTTTAGGGGAGGATACAAGAGGAACACAAGTGTTGTTCCAATCTAAGGTGGTGGGTTAATGTCATTTTGGGCTAGGTCATTCGTTTTTGACGGAATCCCAAGTGAAACTTACGGCCTGTTTTTGATTAGTGAGGGAGGAGCCGGTGTGTTACAAAATACCGGCTCTAACTCTGTTGAGCCATACACGCAAGAAATATACAGGAGAGCAAAACCATATTTCTTTGGTGTACAACAGACACCCGTTCTAACATTCAGCCTAAGTTTTGCTAGTTTAACACCCGTTGACGCATTGCAGCAACAATCTATACAAAAATGGTTGTTTGGACATAACTCATATAAAAAGTTACAAATAATGCAATGCGACATGGAATCTGTATATTTCAATTGTATATTGAATAACCCCACAATTACAACTGTGGGAAACTTTGCTTATACTTTTAAATGTGATGTTACATGTGATGCTCCGTGGGCTTGGGAATATCCAAAGTCAGCTAGTTATGGCCCGTTTGATGTTGAAGGTACTTTTACATTCAATAATATATCAGACGATAATTATTATATGTTACCTACATTCACAGTAACATTATCTAGTTCTGAAGATGAATTTCAGCTACTTAATCAAACTGACGATAACAAAGGATGTACTTTTACGGGACTCTCTCCCAAAGAAACGCTTACAATAGATAGTAGTAGGTATTTGATTACATCTAGTACAGGACTATTGAGGGTTGGGAATATGACTGGTATACTTCCAAGACTGGTTCCCGGCCTCAATAAGCTACAAGTTATCGGAAGTGTAGACGATATAAAAATAGACTATCAGAACGCAAGGAAAGTAAGCGGATAATAACCAGAAAGGAGGATATCATGTTACAAAAATTCAATTATTTTGGAGAACACGAGAATTATGTGATAAGGCTGTGTAATCCAAATAAAGAACAAATCTGTTTTTTGAACCAAAGTCATACGCATGAACTCTCACTTAGATTCAACGAAATGTCGGAGTTCCATATAACAATTCCATATTTGATTGATGGAGAAGTATTTCCATATTATGACAGAGTTCTAAGCAAAAAACTAATCCTGATTGATGATATTGGATACTTCTTAATCACTGAAGTAAATGAAACTGATGATGGTATCGTTAAACAGAAAACTGTAACAGCATATTCTTTGGAAACAGAACTTGCGTTTAAAAAGTTAAATCTATTTGATGGAACTTATAAATTCTATGACCCATTCAACGTTGAAAATACCTTGATGGGCAAGATTCTTTCAACGTCTAACTGGACAATCGGACAAATTGATGCTGATTTGTGGAATCTGTATCGCACATTTGAGATTCCAGATAGTACGGTATATGAGTTTTTGATGAATGATGTTGAAAACTCATATGAATGTGTGTTCTTGTTTGATTCTTTTACCAGAACAGTATCCGCATACACATTACAGAATCTAATAAAGAACACCGATATTATATTAAGCTACAATAACCTTATTCAAAACATTGATATATCTGAAAAATCAGATGAAATTGTTACTGCTTTGAGTGTGTATGGTGGCAATAATCTTGGTATATCAGCAGTAAACCCACTTGGTAGCAATACAATATATGATTATAGCTATTTTGCTACGACTGAGTGGATGAATCAAGATTTAATAGACGCTATCAAAGCATGGGAAGCAGCTATAACGGCAAAGCAACCACAATATGCCAACTTATTGACACAATATAAAGATAAAAACAATGAGTTAGTAACGGCAAAATCTGATTTAGCGGACTTAAAAACAGAGCGAGATACAATTGAGGGCGTTGTAAAGGTTATGATTGAGGGCGACCTCAAGAATACACCTGAATATACTGCCAAAGTTAATGAGTTAAACGCAGCTAACGCGGCTGTAACAGCGCAAGAGAACAAGATTACTGGTATAAATGGCGAACTTGAAACCATAAACAACTCCTTAAAGCAAATTAACGACTCTTTGTCTTTCGCAAATAACTTCACAGAAGCACAATACAATGAACTCAAAACATATACTATTGAAAACACATATCAAAATGAGAGTTTCATTACAACGACTGAAATGGATAATAGTGAAATTCAAGACGTAGCGATGTCTTTGTATACACAAGGACAATATGTACTTTCAAGAGTAGCACAGCCACGTTTTGAATTCACAGTCGACAGTGTAAACTTCTTATTCTTAAAAGAATTTCAGAAGTTCAGCTCACAACTTGAACTCGGGTGTATTGTCAATATTGAAAAAGACGAAGGACAACGTATAACACCAGTCTTACTTGAACTCAATGTTCAACTTGACGACCCCACAAACTTCTCATTAGTATTCGGTAATCGTTATAGACTGGATTCTGGTGCGTATACGTTTAGAGATTTATTTGGTGATGCTATTAAGGCGGGTTCTAGCGTCAAATTCGATGCTGGTAAATGGGGCGAATATGTAAACAGTGGAATGAACAACACTGTTTCGGAGTTTATCAATTCTGCTCTTGATACTTCAAAGAACAACGTTATTAATGCCACAAACCAAGAAATTGTTATTAACCAGAATGGGTTGCGCGGAAGAAACCAGACAGATAATGGAGATTATAGCCCTAACCAAGTGTGGCTTACATCCAATACTCTTGCGTTTACAAGCAACAACTGGCAAACAGCAGGGCTTGCTTTGGGGCAAATAAACCTTAATGGACAGAACGTCTTCGGCCTTGTGGCGGACGCAATTGTGGGAAAACTTATCGCTGGTAATCAATTACAGATAACCAACGATAATAACAACTTCGTATTGGATTCCAACGGTGCTGTACTCAATAATGCTTCTTTTACTATTGTATCAGACAATGGTAAAAGCCAAATTAAGTTAAACCCAACTGATGGAATTAGCATACAGACAAGGCCGAATACAAGCTCTAACTGGGCCAATCAATTCTATGTTGACACAAACGGAAACCTTGTGATTAATGGCCAAATAACTGCTACAAGTGGTTCTATTGGCGGATGGCAAATAGGAACTGATAGACTGTATAATACAGCTAGTGGTGACTATATTGCGTCTAATGGATATGGTAAATTGAGCCTGCTCTCTTGGACGCCAAGTTCTGCTACGTTTAATGGACGTATTTATGCTTCAAACCTTGGTGACCAAATCAAAACAAACAATATTCAAGATGGTTCTGTTACGTCGGCAAAGCTCGATACATTATACGCCACAAAGGCGTTTGTAGATGAAATGAATGTGGAATTAGCAAACGTACACACATTGGCCGCGAACGCTGCTACGATTCAACAGCTTAATGCTACGAATGCTACTATTGCTAACCTTGACCTCACAAATTTGAAATTTCAAGGTAGAGTTGCAGGATGGAGTTTTACAACATTCGTTACTGGCATACAAACGCACACAATTCGATATGTTTCCAACATAAGTTCTAGTGGAACGCCAACTTATTCTGAAGAAAAAGTCGTTGTTGGACTTACTTATGGAGGTTCTGGGTGGGTAGTTTCTGGATAATATACCATTATCCTGTTACAACCCACATACCACTTGTCTTATAATAGTTTCGTATGCCTGTTATATTAGCAGCAGTATACGTTTTGTTGTCAAAATCAACAGATGTTATGACTAATGTGTTTGTTACAGACAAATCATACACAATGGGTGTTTGTGTCCAGCTGGCCGCACGTCCTTGAAATTTCAATTTTATTGACTATATTATAACGGAGGAACCGGAAAATGAAAGAAAAATTGCAATCTATATATAATGCTCTTAACACTATTCAAGTAAGCGGCAAACAGAATTGCGCTATTGTCGCTGGTGTTATGAATGTTATTGAAGAACTGTTTGTCGAATGCGACAACTACCAACTAAAGGAGCCAGACTTGAAAGAAGGAGAATACAATGGCTAATGGCGTATTCTGTATAGAAGTTAATCAGCTAGGTGAATTTGCCATGATTGCTGGCGACTCTGAAACGCTTGAATTTTCTTATTTCTATAAGGACGGAACTCCTTTGGATTTGAGCAGTTCAACAGCGCGTTGGAGACTGTGTTATGTAGGGCAACCCGACGTAGCCGTTTTAGATTTGCCGGGAGAAATATTCGGTGGTAATAACTTCGTTGTAAAACTTAGCAGTTCAAATACTGAAAACCTGTCTGGTAAATTCATACAACAGCCTGTTCTTGTAGACTACAAAGGCGACGAGTATGTATACCAACAGGGCATTATCACAATTATTCCAAAAATCAGAGCGGGAAGGTAAATATTTCACAGTATATGGGTTAGTATTGCTCTAACCCATATACTACAACTTTAAATAAACTAAGGAGTGATTTCTTTGGCTATTACAACTTATCAGGCCAATAGACTCAATAACTATCTGTTTGGCGCTACATCGTTTACGCCAAATGGCACTTATTATATTGGACTTTCTACTACTGCTATAAATGCGGCTGGTACTGGTGTTACAGAACCAACTGGTGGCGGATACAAGAGAGTAGCGGTTACAAACAATAAAACAAATTTCACGGATTCTACTGGTGGCATCGTTCAGAACAAAGTGCAGTTTGAGTTCCCAGAAAGCACAACTGCTTGGGGTACTATCACACATGTGTTTATTGCTGATAGTCTAACGGGCGGTAATATACTTTATTACGATGCTCTAACCGCGCCAAGAACGGTTCAGACAGCTACGATTCTTTTATTTGCTATTAATTCAATGAAGATTCAGCTTGTGTAATCCTAGAACGGAGGCGATTTTATGAAGCCGTTCAAAATATATGCCAATGCCAAGCGTTCATTCACAATAATAGCAGCTACGTTTCCTAGGCTAGTAACTTTGTTGTTCAATAACATCAATACGATAAAGATTATATCTTCTTTAAAGGCTAAGTTGTTGTCAAAAGTTACTATTAAGACACAATATTTGTTTTCAGTAGTAGCTAATCGTGTCAAACTTAGAATGTTAATGGCAAATAAAGTTACCCCGATAAAAACCAATTTAATTGTCTCTTTCAAGTCGATAGTATCAAATCTCATTACTATTACCATGACAAGCAATATTGTAGCAAGTATGAAAATGCTTGTCAAGGCTACCACAACCATACCAGTAATGTTGAAAATAACAGCACAGCCATTAGTTGGTAGATTTAGATTACTTGGTGAACTAGACCCAAAAACGCTTGGTGAGATGGACGGTAGTACGCTTGGAGAATTGGATTTTATTATGTCATAATCTTCACAATTATAAAAGCCGCACCTTGTTATTGCCACAAATAAAGGCGACATGGTAAAGAAATAAAAAAGGAGTGGTTAAATGGCTACAACGCCGAATTATAGCTTTTCAGTGTATAGCAGCACTGACACTGATGTAAGGTTCTTGGATTTCCGTGTTGCCACCGCTGGCAGTCAGAGTACAAGTAACTTTTATGTTATAGATACTGTGCTTAAACAACATTCTGATGCTATTGATAGCATAAATGCTACACCATCAGCATTTGTTGTAAAAGGCACATATTCTTCTGGTTCGTTATATACTGCTAGTGTAGCGAACTATCCCGGATATAAAAACGAACAGCTAATTGTTCTTTCGTTGAATCAAAAGAATACTGGGGCTGTACAAATCAATATTAATGGAACCACGAATAAAGATGTTATGAAATATGGTTCTGACGGTGTACTTAAAGCAGTAGATGCTGGTGATTTTGTTGCCAATAGCCCTGTGTTGTGTTTGTATGATGGAACACGATTTGTTGTTATTGGAATTACCAGTGCTTCCTCTATCACTGTAACAGGTGAAGCTGGTGATATCTTACAAATAGCCGATGATGGCACGATTGAAAGCTCTGGTAAAAAGGCAGCACAACCCAATGGTATTGCTACGCTTGATGAAAACGGCAACGTTGTACAGGTGGCCAATATGGCAAACAGTGCCGCTGCTGTGTATAGTGGCACCCCCGTCTCCATCGCCTACGCGGGCGCGCAACGTATCGCGTCCATCACAGCCTACGGCGAGAACGCACAGGGCGGGACTACGGAGGCTCCTGTGGCGCTCACGGGTATAACGTCGGTTACGGTAAACGATGATGTTACCGAGCTGCCAATTCCGCGCCCGCTGCGGCGTGTAGGAGATGTGCGGGATGTGTGCCGGACGCGGGTTAAGAGCGTCTATGATAAACGGATTGTGCTGGATGGGACGGAGAATTGGAATATATCCTCGTCAAAGCCAAATAGTTTCCTAACCCCAGTTTCCGAACGCATTGTGAACGGTTTGTCTGATTCCTACCCAACGTTGAAATCTCCTGAAATCGGCACCAAAAACGGAATTTATTTGAATTACACGGCGGATATTATCGTAACCGATCTAGCCTGCTCAACAGTTGAAGAGTTCAAAGCACACCTGTCTGCGCATCCCATCACCGTCTACTACCGGTCCACCGCCTACGATGGTACCAACGGGCTGGACGTGTGCTTGACGGAGTACCAGACGGGCTACATCGAAAGCTATGCGGACGAAAGCATCACAACGGCGTGGATATCCAGCACGGGAGCACTTTCCACAGGCGCAGAAGTTGCCTATGTGCTCAGTTCCCCCGAAACCTACGCCACCGACCCGTTGGACATTGACAACGCCTCTGGGCCTCTCACCGTCATGACGGGCGGGGAGGTCGAGGTGCGGATGACGGATTTTGTAACCGATAGAACACCAGCGTTCCTCAATAAACTTGATAAAACTGGTGATGGCTCCGACGTTACTGTTACTTTCACAGAGGCTGCTACCGATACCGACATAGCTTCTGGCGATAAATTGTCTATTTTATTTGGCAAAATACTCAAACGATTCTCCACTATTACCTCTAAGTTTACAACGGTAGATAATAGTATTACACAAATAGAAAGCGACATTTCTGATATAACCGATGGCACTACTGTTGTAGCGCAAGCTGACAAAGTAACTAACGCTTTAGTCATTATGAGCAACAGTGGAACCGCGTTGGTAAACTATGACGGAAGCGCTACGGCAAATATGACGCTTAGCCCATCCAATGTTGGAGCTGAACCAGCATTCACAAAAAACTCGGCGTTCAACAAAAACTTCGGTAGTTCTGCTGGCACGGTATGTCAAGGCAATGATGGTAGACTGTCTAATGCTCGTCGTTCATCTAATATAACCATGAGTTTGTCTGGAACAAACCTTAGTATTAGTTATAGTTAAGGATGTGTTATTATGGCTTTAAGTTTTAATGGCACAAATGTACCAGTAAGCGGAAACGTAACATATAATGGAACTGGTTGTAGCACGGTAACATACAATGGAACCCAAGTTTGGAAACGAGCACCAGAATGGTTATATAACAGCGGAAATCAATATACCGAATTTACTGGTGGCTGGAATGCTCAAGCCGCTTATTATTTAGGCGGCTCTGCTGGTACAAACTATTACAGAAACCAAACCGCATCTACTCCGGCTTTCAACGCATCAAATATTTCGGTGACGTGTACTGGCAATTATCTTGGCGGTGGTAGTGTTATTACCAACTGGAAAGTTGATTTATCGGCAATTTCATCATTGACCGCAAGTATTAATGTTTTTGACCAATACGAATCATATTCGTATTTTTATATACATATACTTAATTCATGGCCAACGATAAATGCTGACAATACAAGCGTAGCGGCAACTATGGTAACTGGTGTTTCAAATATAACCAGCGTAACTCTAAATACTTCGGGGCTTAGTGGAAGTTACTATGTATTGATGGGTTTTTCAAATAATAACTATCGTAGTTTCACAGGGTATGTTTATAGTTTAAAGTGTAATTTCTAATATTGATACGGAGTATAAGATATGAAATTAAATAAAATCGCTGGGCTAGTTGCCCCCCCCCTATAAAAGTTGACACGACGGGAGGGATATAAATGGCATTATCATTTAATGGCACAAATATCCCTTCTTCTGGCAATGTTATATTTAATGGAACATATTGCAAAACTGTGTCATGTAACAACGTTGAGGTTTGGAAGAAAGAGCACACTGTATATCCCGGCGCTCCTGTTGCCAATACACAGAACCTTGGGTATGCTTCTTACTTTACTGTTACAAACAGTGGTACAGACATTAAAGTTGACGCATTCGGCGGCACAGAACGAGGATACGGACGCGTTATGCTTGGTGGATTTAGCACAATAGGTTATTCACAAATATATTTTGCTAATCTCCGAGCATACATTACAAACAGCTATTCCCATATCAAGGTGGCATTGAGTGATATAAACGGGAATGTTGTTCAACAGCTTATTTATTCCGAAACAAACGGATTCGACGCAACATATACCGCAAGCACTAAATTCAACATAAATTCGCCAAATGGTAATTACTATTTAATGTTAGAAGTTGAATCTGGCGCTACACACTTAGGAAAGAACGCCACCATTTTAATGAATGGTTGTTATTTAGTTTAAGTGAGGGATTATAATGATTAAAATTACATTGAAAAACGGTAAGGAGTATGAAGTGCTTGATAGTACATTGGTATATCCAAGCGGAATGTCAAGTGTTCGTAGCAAAATAGAAATTCATTTAGATGAATCAGCTATGACTCTTGCCGAACTTGAAAAAATATTTATAGACGAAACAGCAACAGACGAAATCCGTATTACAAAAACACGCGAGGACGGAGTTGTGGAATACGATAATATATATTATCACTATTGTGTTGTTTCTAGTATTGGCAAAAAGATTGTTTCTTCTGTTAGCAATTCAACTGGTGAAGTTACAGAAAAAATGCGCTTATCTGTTGTTCTAGAGCAGAGAACATATATCGAACAGAAATTATATGAGTTGGGTGTGTCTTGAACATATCTGGAAGAAAGGATGACAAATCATGTTTAATGATGTATTAAGTTCTGTATTAGAAAGTTTAGTTATGGTGTCATCTTTCGGATTGTTTATGCTTTGTTGTGCTCTTTCCAATACCATTCTTGGCTCAATTATTGCTTCTAAGACTGCTACTTTTGAGTGGAAAACATTAGCCAAAGGGCTTCTACGTAATATTGGTGTTGTTCTTGGTATTGATGTTCTAGCGGCTGGACTATCAGGCATGACAAAGCTTATAGAGATATATGACGTTGTTCCTCAATATTCAGAAGCCTTACAGGGCGTAAGTGTGTTGGCGATAGTGGCTATAATTGTAACAATATCCTATAAGGTTTATGGTGCTCAAGCCATTGAGAAAATCAAAGCAATTGGCGGCATAAAAGACGATGATATTGTTCCTATTGAAAAGGCAGACGGATGGGAACAGAGAGGAACGTGATTAAATGTTAAGTTTCTCTGTAAAAAAACAAAAACTAGAAAGAAAAGACAATCAAGAAGTGGTTGGAGGAACATATAATTACTTGTATGTTGTATTTGACTTTTCATATGATTGGGACAGTGTTTCCAAAAATGCAGTATTTAATAACTGTAAAGCAAAGAAAAACTTCACTGTTCCTATTGTAGAAAATGTGTGTCTTGTACCGTGGGAAGTTATAGAAAGTCCAAACTTTACAGTATCGTTATATGGATTTACCGATAGCAAGAGAATAACTTCTAATGAAGTTATGGTTCCCGTTAAATGTAAGCCGTATAATGCTAATAATATTCCTTCTCCGCCTCCAACCCCAACTGATTATGAAGCATATGTTGAACTTGTAAATAAATACAAAGAAGAATCAGATGCTCAATACAACGAACTCAAAGAAACAAAAGCAGAAGTAATAACAACAGATAGTATTTATAAATTTCCAAATGTTGGAAACAAAAATAATCTGTATGTTGATTATTCTACGAACACCACATATAGATGGGATGAAACTGAATTAAAGTATTATTGTGTTGGCTCTGATTACAGAGAGATAGAGATTATTAGAGGAGGGAAGGCAAGTGGCAAATACAACTCTTAATGTTAAAATACAAATAAGAAATGACGTTGCCAACACTTGGAAAACCACAAACCCTGTACTTCTAAAGGGTGAGATGGGTATTGAAACAGATACAAGGAAGTTCAAGTTCGGTGACGGCGTTTCAACTTGGACTGAACTTGACTATGCAAGTGCGCAAGCTGCGGTTGTAATGAACAAAGCGCCTACGCCAACGGACTCTGGATATGATATTGGTGTAATTTGGATTGATACAGCTGGCAACAAGGCGTATGTCTTGTTTAACAACACATCTAATAATGCTATTTGGAAACAGATGGTTACGCCTGATGACTTGAGCAACCTTGGCGCAGGAGACATGTTGAAATCTCAGTTTGCCAACAATCCAAAAGCAGAGCAAGGTTATGTAAACGCAGCTATTGTAGCCGACACAGCAAATGCTACTAAGGCGGCGCTTACTGCTGGTACAAAGACATTTAACGGCTCAACAGCGGTTGAAATCACTGCTGGTGATTTGGGTGCTCTTACATCTGTTCCATCAGAATACGTCAAAAACACAGATTACGGTACTACCGAACAGGGCGGCGTTGTTAAGTCAGTTGCTAAGGGCACTGATACAGTTACCATTAACGCTGACGGAACAATGTCCATGGGAAAGGCTTCTACCGCCGGAGCGGCAGACACCGCCGCTGCTTTACAGACCGGTAGAACGATTGCTCTTAGTGGAGACGCAACTGGTACTTCTGCTTCTTTCGATGGTACGGCGAATGTAACAATTCCTGTTGTATTAGCAAAGAGTGGTGTTACGGCTGGTACATTCACAAAGGTTACTGTGAATGATAAAGGGCTTGTAACAAGCGGGGAGGCTCTTGTAGCTTCTGACATTCCATCCCTTACTCTTTCGAAGATTACTGATGCTGGTACTGCTGCTGCGGCTGATACTGGTATCGCAGAGGGTAACGTCCCCATTCTTGGTGCTGGTGGCAAACTGAACGAAGCGGTTATACCCGCCATTGCTATTACTGATACATATGTTGTTGACAGTCAAGCTGCAATGCTTGGGCTTGATGCTCAAAAAGGTGACGTTGCTGTTCGTACAGATATCAATAAAACATTCATCTTAAAACAGTCCCCCGCGTCTACTTTGGGAAACTGGGTTGAGCTTGAAACACCGACAGATGCTGTAACGAGTGTAAATGGTTTAACTGGTGCTGTTGTTCTTACAACATCAAATATAGAAGAAGGAAGTAATCTTTATTTCACGACTGCTAGAGCAAACGCGAACTGGATTACACATGCTTCTACGGAGCTTACAGATTCTGATACTCTGTTGAGAACAACTGACACATTTATACTTAATGGCGGAAATGCCTAATCTATATCAACATTAAGGAGGGGTATCTGTGGCTAATAGAAACCTAAACGCTCGACAGCAGCAAAAACATGATACTTCGTCCAATTTTAACTCTAAAAATGCCACATATTTAGAGGGCGAAATCCTTATTGAAAGTGACACCGGCAGAGTTAAGATAGCTGATGGAGATACAGATTATAAAACGCTCCCATATACTATTGGAACTCGTGTACCAACAGATGCCAAGTTTACAGATACCACATATAACAAAGCAACAGATTCTTCTCTTGGACTGGTGCAAGTTGGATATTCCACTTCTGGAAAAAACTACGCTGTTACTTTAGACGATTCTGGCAATGCTTATGTAAACGTCCCATGGACGGATTCTGTTGCTAACAACCCAGCCATAACAATTACACAAAACGGAACGTCTAAAGGCTCTTTCACGCTAAACCAGACTTCGGCAGAAACAATTGATTTGACTGATACAACATATTCTGTTTTTGAAGCCGCCACTTCAAGTGTAGCGGGTAGTACCGGATTAGTACCAGCTCCTGCGGCTGGCAAGCAGACGAGCTTCTTGCGAGGAGACGGGACATGGGTTATACCGTCTCAACCGACAGTGAATAATCCTACTATCACAATAAAACAGGACGGCGCGACCAAAGGGACATTTACTTTAAATCAATCTGGAGATGCCACAATAGAGCTTACTGACGCCAATACGACTTATGCTCAAGCGACATCAACAGTCCTTGGTTTGGTTAAGATTGGATACGCTGAAAATGGCCGAAACTATCCAATTAAGCTTGATTCTTTGGGGAAAATGTTTGTCAATGTATCATGGACAGACACAACATATTCCGTCGCCACTGTTAGCGAGGATGGATTGATGCCTAAAATCCCAAGTTCGTCTGCTCAATATTTAAACGGCATGGGACAGTGGAGTACACCACCAGATACTAAATATACAAACTTTGTCGGTTCTGGCTCTGAAGCTAAGTCTGGACTTGTTCCGTCTCCGGGGACAATCGCTGGCACAACAAAATATCTAAGAGAAGATGGAACATGGAGTGTACCGCCAGATACTACATATACAGCAGGACGAGCAATTGAAATTAGTCAAGGCGCTATTAGCGTAACAAGCAGTGGTGTATCTTCTGGCGCATACGGTTTAACGGATAGTACCAGTGTTAATATTGGTACGTCATTTACTGTTCCGGGGTTTGTTGTTGACCAATGCGGTAGATTGACGCAGGCATACAGCAGGACTGTTACTGTTAATGCGCCAAATATGACTGGTGCCACAACATCAGCAGCAGGAACGGCTGGCTTGGTTCCTACGCCTACTGCGGGGAAGCCAACAAGGTACCTTTGTTCAACCGGAGAATGGAGTATACCCACTGGAACTATTTATAATGGAAGCACAACAATATCCGTTAAACCGTCTACAACTGATGGAGAATACAATATATATTTAGCTGCGTTATTTCCGGGCACTACAAGCCAAAGCGTTGGACCAAGCGCATCAGGAACAATTAATTTTGGCTCTGCTTTTAATGTGCCATATATAACGATAGACCAATATGGCAGAATCACGGCATTAGCGAATAGAAGTATGATTCTTAGTGGAGCATTAGCAAGCAGCTCTGCTCCTGGTTTGTGTCCAAAGTTAGATTCGTCACATCCATCATATTATCTAAACGCCAATGGAAATTGGAGTCTCCCAAGAGGCCGGGTATATGGTGTAAAAGGAGAAGCCGAAACGGACTATCGAGAAGGACAAGTAAACATAACAGCGGCTAATGTTGGTGCGTTAGCATTAACAGGCGGTACAGTATCGGGTTCCACAACATTTAGTAACAACGTAACAATTAACGGTGAATTAAATTACGACGGCGGTTTTTATTAATAGTAAAACTATCGCGGTATACGGCTAAATGCCGTATACCGTTTACTTGTAAAGGTTTGATAAAAATGTCAATCAAGATACATAGACAAAACCCCTCAAGCGGGGGGGGCAACAGCCCTCTGATTTATTATACGGCGAAATAGCATGTGATAAAGACGGTACACTATATGTAGGAAATTCTTCCAATGTACCTACATACATGCTAAATAGCGATATATACAACCAAGTAGGCAATCCAAATTTACTCGATAATACCAACTTTAAAAATCCAGTAGCTCAGCGTGGAAGCGGGTCATTCCAGTTAGATTGGAAATACTGTATAGACAGGTGGGTTCTTCTAGGAGATTATAATGTAGGCACGCATACTCTAACTTTTGATGCTGGGAATCAGACTTCGCGTTTTGGCTTAGATGCTATATCATATATGCGTCAAGGACTTGAAAAATTAGACTCTGGAACATATACTCTGTCTGCTGGTGTTGGAGGCAATGTATATTCTCATAGTTTTGTAGTGGGTTCTACTGTTGCTTCGCAGGCTTGGAATATGGGCACCTTTTACTTTACATATGAAAAATTTTCAGGACAAAACACTCAATGGTTTGGGTTTGGAGTTGTTCCTGGCACATCAAGTCCGGGAAGTG